GATCAGCGCAAGAAAGTCGACAACAAAAACCCGCTGGCGAGACTTCTTCGCTTTCAGCCCAACAACTTCATGACCGCGCTTGAGTTTCGCGAGGCGATGACAATGCAGCTCTGCGCCTACGGCAACGCCTACGCTCTTGTTGAGCGGAACAGCGTCGGCGATGTGATTAGCATGCTTCCGCTGCTGAGCGCCAATATGGATGTCCGGCTCGATGGCAAAAATGTCATCTACCGTTACCGGCGCGACAGCGAGTATGTGGACTTTAAGCCTAAAGAGATATTCCACCTGAAAGGCTTCGGCTTTAACGGGCTGGTCGGGTTGTCTCCACTGGCGTTCAGTGCCAAATCCGCAGGCGTGGCGATCGCCATGGAAGATAACCAGCGGGAGTTTTTCGCCAACGGCGCGAAGTCCCCGCAAATCCTGATGACCGACGGCAAGGTGCTGACTAAAGAGCAGCGCGGACAGCTGGAGGAAAACTTCAAGGAGATTGCCGGTGGCCCGGTGAGAAAACGCCTCTGGATCCTGGAGAGCGGGTTTACCACGCAGCCTATTGGCATCTCACCGCAGGATGCGCAGATGCTTGAGGCACGTAAATTTCAGGTGGCAGAACTGGCGCGATTTTACGGTGTTCCTCCGCACCTGGTGGGTGATGTTGAAAAAACAACGTCATGGGGCAGCGGCATTGAACAGCAGAACCTCGGCTTCCTGCAGTACACCCTGAAACCCTATCTCGATCGGTGGGAGTACAGCATTGAGCGCTGGCTGGTCAAAGAATCCGACCAGGGCAGGCTGCACGCTGAGCATAACCTTGATGGACTGCTCAGGGGTGATTCATCCAGTCGCGCCGCCTTCATGCAAACGATGGTCAACACCGGGATACGGACCGTTAACGAGGTACGGAGACTGGACAACCTTCCGCCATTGCCTGGTGGTGATGTGGCGACGCGCCAGTCGCAGAACGTACCCATTACCGATCTCGGAACAAACAAAGAGCCCCGCACTGACGGGGCTTAATTTTTATGGGGGCCACGATGCCTGATATTCAAAAGACGCTGGCGTTCGACCAGACCGAAATTAAGTTTACCGGCGACGGCAGCACGGGAACGTTTGAAGGGTACGCCTCGGTATTCAACAACACCGACTCGGATGGCGACATCATTTTACCCGGCGCGTTCGCTGGCGTGGTCGCTAACCAGAGCCGCAAGGTGGCGATGTTCTTTAACCACCAGACCCGCACCATCCCGGTCGGGAAGTGGGATGCCATGCATGAAGACGAGAAGGGGCTATTCGTGCGCGGGCAGCTCACGCCCGGCCTGAGCATCTCTGAAGATCTTAAAGCCGCCATGCAGCACGGCACTGTCGAAGGCATGTCGGTCGGGTTTTCTGTCGGCCCGGACGATTACAGCGTCGGTACCACCGGCCTCATTTTTAAAAACATCTCTTATCTGCGGGAAATCAGCGTCTGCACGTTCCCGGCCAACGAGTTGGCGGGTGTGACCGCCATGAAGAGTATCGACGGCATCAAAACCATTCGTGACGCGGAGGCCTGGCTGAGGGATTCAGTCGGCCTTACGCGCGCTGAAGCGCAGGCGTTTATCGCCCGCGTGAAGTCCGCAGGCCGAAGCGAGTTCGGCGGCGGCGACATTGACGCGCTTGCACAGCGCATTACCTCATTTGCCGCTAACCTGCGGAACAAGTAACGGAGCATCACATGTCTGAATTATCTGTACTGGAAAAAGCGATCGAGAAGTCACAGCAGGAAGTAAAGGACCTGATCGAAGAACAGCGCAAATCCATCAACGAAAATGGTCAAGTCAATAAGCAGTTACAGACTGACCTGACGAAAGCTCAGGAAGAGCTCAAAACCACTGGTAACCGCCTGTTTGAACTGGAGCAGAAGCTGGCGGGTAACGCCCCTGAGCAGACCGCACAGAAGTCTTTCTCAGAACGCGTATCAGAAGACCTGATCAAAAACTGGAACGGTGACCGTGCCAAAGCGAAAGTTACCAGCTTTGACAAGGCGCTCGGTTCGGGTGCTGCCTCTGCTGGTGCGCTGGTGCAGCCGCAGCAGGTGCCGGGCATCCTGACACCTGGCCTGCGTCGACTGACCGTTCGTGACCTGCTGGCGCAGGGGCGCATCACCAGTAACGCCCTGGAATACGTTCGTGAAAACATCTTCACCAATGCAGCAGCGCCGGTGGCCGAAGGCGCGCTGAAGCCTGAAAGTAACCTCACTTTCACCAAAGAGATGGCGAACGTGAAAACTATTGCGCACTGGATGCAGGCGTCCCGCCAGATTATGGACGATGCGCCGGCGCTTCAGTCCTATATCAACTCGCGCATGATGTACGGCCTGGCGCTGGTGGAAGAAAACCAGATGCTGAACGGCGACGGTACCGGCGATAACCTGCTGGGTCTGAACACCGTGGGCACCGACTACGAGACTGAACTGAATGCGGATGGCGACAACGGCGCGGATATTCTCGCCCACGCTATCTATCAGGTGTCACTGAGCGAGTTCGAAGCTGACGGCATCATTCTGAACCCGCGCGACTGGCACCGCATTGCGCTCCTGAAAGATGCCAACGGCAACTATATCCTTGGTGGCCCGCAGGCGTTCGCCTCGAAAGTGCTGTGGGGTCTGCCGGTGGTTTCTACTACGGCGCAGGCGGCTGGCTCGTTCACCGTCGGCGCGTTCGGTCTGGCCTCGCAGGTATGGGATCGCATGGATGCAACCATCGAGATCAGCAACCAGGATCGCGACAACTTCGTTAAAAACATGCTGACCATTCTGTGCGAAGAACGCCTGGCGCTGGCACATTACCGTCCGGCGGCGATCGTTACCGGCAGCATGACCGTTTCTTCTGGCGCATAACACGAGGGCGCGGTCAGCAATGGCCGCGTTTACTGCATGAAAATTAAAGCTCTCCGTATGTTCTCGCACTACCACCTCGGCACCGTTTCACAGGGCGAAACCCGCATCGTGAAAAAGGAGACTGGCGAGGCGCTGGTGGAAATGCTTCTGGCCGAAGAGGTTGAGCCTGAAAAGGCAGAAACGCCAGATCCCGAAAAACCGAAAGCCGGGGGTAAAGGTGGAAATAAGCGCGGAGCAGATAGCGCAGATAAAAGCGCATCTCAGGGTTGATAGCGACGCCGAAGATACGCTTATCGGCGCATACGCATCGGCCGCTGTCGATTATGTTGAGCATTTCTGCGACGGTGCGCTGGTAGACGTTCTGACGCTTCCAGTTGAAGAGAAAGAGCCTCCCCGTGAGGTACTTTTCACTTCCGGCATCTGGGCGGCAATGCTTTTGCTGATTGGCCACTGGTATGCGAACCGCGAAGCCGCTTCACAGAATCTGGCGGAAACGCCACTGGGCGTTGAGGCGTTGCTTTTACAGCACCGGCGGTGGCACTGATGGCCTGCTCCGGATGCGCCGCCCGGCGCGAGTGGCTAAAAAACTGGATGAGGATCGCGTATGAGCGAGCAACAGGTAAACCAGCTGCTGGCAGCGCTGGCAGCACAGACCGCAGCGATAAACCGCCTGGCGGAATCAAATGAAGCGCTGGTCGGTTTGCTTTACCAGGATGGCATCGAAACGACAACGATTGACTCACCGCATCCGACATACCTCAGCACCAGGCCTAGGGGGTGATCATGCAGGCGGGGAAGCTTAATAAACGAATCACGCTTCAGAGGCCTGTTAAAACGCAGAGTCCGGTTACCGGCGCGGTGGTTAACGGATGGGCTGACCAGGCCGAGCTGTGGGCTACCGTTACCGATTTGTCTGCGCGCGATTTTGTGGCCGCGCAGGCGGGACAGAGTGAGGTAACCACACGGATCACTATCCGCTGGCGTGAAGATGTCACGGATAAGCACCGCATTCTTTACCGTGGGCGCGTTTACGATATTCAGGGCGTACTTGAAGACGATAAAAGCGGTCGGGAATATCTGACGCTGCCATGTTCGCGAGGGGTTAACGATGGCTGACGGTGTAGATTTCAGCATCATCGGTGTTGAGGCGTTGCTGGGGAAACTATCCTCCGTCAGTGACGATCTGCGGCGTCGCGGCGGCCGGGCTGCTCTCAGGCGCGCCGGTAACGTGATTGTCGAAAAAGCGAAAGAGAACGCCAGACGTATCGATGATCCGCACACCGGACGCAGCATAGCTGATAACGTGGCTATGCGCTGGAACGGACGCCTCTTCAAGACTACCGGTAACCTGGGTTTTCGAATCGGCGTTCTTCACGGCGCGGTACTGAAGAAGCATCCCGATCTCGGTGAAAATGCCCCTACGCCACACTGGCGACTGATCGAGTTCGGTACTGAGAATGTGCGGGCCCAGCCGTTCATGCGCCCGGCCGCAGAAAGCAGCATCAGTGAAGTGGTGAACGTGTTTGCCACTGAATACGAAAAGTCTCTGGATCGGGCCATCAAGCGCGCGGCCAAAAAGGGAGTTCCTCCATGATAGCCCCGATCTTCACAGTTTGCGCTGCCAGCCCGCACGTGGTTGCGTTGCTGGGCGGCGAAACGCTGCGTCTCTATCCGTTCGGCCTCCAGGATGACAACGTTATCTATCCATACGCCGTATGGCAGAACCTCTACGGCACCCCTGAAAACTATCTGGCCCAGCGGCCTGATGCAGATTCTTTCACGCTGCAGGTAGATGTTTACGCTGACACGCCAGACCAGGCGATCGCCGTGGCCGCCGCGCTGCGGGATGCTATTGAGCCACATGCTTACATCGCCCGCTGGGGCGTGCAGGGCAGAGACCCCGAAACCAAGCGCTATCGCTATTCGTTCGACGTCGACTGGATAGTGAAGCGATAACCCTCAATACACCGGCCCCGAGCCGGTTTTTTTATATCCGGAGATAACTATGTCTGTAGTGACTCAGGGCACGCAGCTCTATGTTCTGGCGGACGGCGCAGTCAGCGAAGTTGAGTGCATTACCGCTTTTAGCCCTGGCGGCAACCCAGCCGACCAGATCGAAGATACCTGCCTCAGTGAGCGCAGCACGCGAACTTATAAAAAAGGTCTGCGTACCCCCGGCGCGGCCACGGTGACGCTTAACGCGGATCCGGCGAACCTCAGCCACCTGATGTTGCACCGCATGGCAGAGTCCGACAACCAGGACGATATTACCTGGGCAGTGGGCTGGGCTGATGGTGAGTCAGCGCCTACGGTCGGGTCAGGACCTGGTAGCGTAGATGGCCTCCAACTTCCGGAAGACCGCACCTGGTTTGTGTTCAAAGGCAAGGTGACCGATTTCCCGTTCGATTTTGCGGCTAACACGGTTGTGGCCACGTCGGCATCGGTTCAGCGTTCTGGTCCGGCGGTATGGGTGCCGAAAGTTCAGGCTGGCAGCTAAGCAACGCGGGGCCTGTGCCCCGTATAACTTTTAGAGCAGGAAAAAATTATGCAACTGACGCTCGATAATCTGAAAAAATCCGGGGCGTTCACCGGCCGCCCGATTGAAAAAGAGATCAACTGGAAGCAGGGGGAAAAGAAGTTGACCGCAACGGTGTTCATCCGGCCCGCAGGTTACCATGCTGCAACCCAGGGCATTCAGGCCAGCGCCGGGAAAATTGATGGTGTGGCTGGCTATATCGCGGCTGCGGTTTGTGACGAAGCTGGCAACCCTATTTTCACCGCGCAGGATATCACCGGTGAAGCGGATCCAGAGCGTGGCGCGCTTGATGGGGCGCTGACGGTGGCGCTGCTGGTCGCTATTCAGGAGGTGAACGAGCTGGGAAAGACGAGCTCACCGCCGAAGATGA